CACATCGCACGATCAGCAGTGCCGGTTCTTCGGCGGACACTTGCTCGGGCTTTTGCTCGGCTGTCGTCTCGTTGGGTGGTGAGGTCAACAGGAACGCAGCGTAAGCCAGCGCAAAAGCGATGACAATAAGCAGAAGAATGATTTCGCGCTTGGTCGGTGACTGGGTGAGACTTTCGTCAGACATATTCACCACCCCGCGCACCCATTGCGGCTCCAATCTTGGAAAGTTCAGTCATTGCGTCCTCCGGTGATGTAGCGATTCTTCGTTTCGATGATTCGATTACCTACTTTGTTCGTTAGTAGAACCACTCGCAATGTCAAGCGCTTTGGTAAAGATAAAAGCAACCGGGTTACGTCCCACAGCACGATCGCGACGGGCCAACAAAAGAGCATCATCCAGTCCGTGTCTCGCTTAATCAACATTCCATCAAGGAGCACATCTTCAAACTTCAAAGGGCGGAAGCCCAAGAAGGGAGAACCGATCACGTTGCGGAACGTCAGGGAAAGCAGCGCGCCGCTGAAATAGATTCCAAAAGCCATGACCGTCTGGGTGATAACTACCAAAATGCCTTCCATTCAGTCCTCCATCTTGATACGAACCCGAGCATTAGCCGAAAGACCAGCCGGGTTCCACTCCTCGTGGTAGCACGGGTAATAGTCATCGACGTTCGACGTGCCGATCTCGAAGATCACTTGTCCCGTGATGCGGCTGGTAACACGCAGGATGTCCCAGTAGTTGTCGTCGATGTGAGCGACAAGCACCGGTTCTTTAATGTATTGTGTGGTGTAACCACTTCCAAATGCATAGGCGTCACCTTGTCCCGTCAACAACGGCCCGGCCGTGGCCCGATACCCATCATCCGGGTCTTCAAAGCAAAAGAACATCGTGTCACCCAGCATGAATGCAACGCCGTTCGCATCATTGTCAAACGGATGGCGCGGGCTCAGAGGCACGATGGTGAACTCAGCTTCTCCAATCAGATCAGCGAAGCCAATGACCTTGGACTTGTTCATGATTCGTCTTCCTCCAAAAGTTCGAAACGAGATTCCATGTAAATGCCGCTCCTGTCTTGTAAGATAACCGCTTTTTCTGCGATATTGATCTCAGGCTCCTCGCCCGTCAGAGCGAGGTAGGTCCCATATGCCGAACAATATAGACCTCCCCTTCCACCAAGGGGACATTCTCTTCGGCTGGATGAATGCAGCGAACGCGATCGCCAGCTTTCACAACTCATCTCCTTGCTTATCAGCGGAGCCACGAATTGATTCGATGTGGGCATCCGCATCCTCGATGGATGTGCTGTTGACCGAAGCAGCTTCGAAGTCAAGCAAAACTTGCGCCCGTCCTTCACCATCAAGATTGTGGGCTTCCGGGCCCCAATCGTGGTGGATACGCTGAACGCTCTTCCCCTGCCATTGCCGCCAGACCTGTAAGGCCTTGGGACCCAGCAGCGAGACAAGGGCATGAATCATGTATAGGCGATCGGTTGACTCACGACGAAACAGTCGGATCGCATCGTTGCGGTCAGCAATCATCTGTTGCTGTTCAGCGACGAGTTTTTCGAGATAGTCAATGATCTTCTCAGGATCGTAGTCGCTCATGAGTAAAGGTCTCCATTTCCACAATATGTGATTTCCAGTTCGATCGCTTTCTTTTCCGCTTCCCATGGAGTCTTGAAACGAGCAATCACTTCGGTCAGGCCAGAGCCGCGATATTCTTCATTTTCCATCGCCCTCAGCTTTCGATTGAAATCCATCGCTTCGGCGGCTTCCGGGTTGGGAGGCTGATACACCGAACCATCAGCGTTCTTTGATGCCGTGGCATACTTATGGGGGCGGAACGATTGGTAGTAGGGTTTGCGAAACCCATGCTTGTTGATCACAAGGTAGAAAGGCTTGTGGACGCTCTCCGAGGGATCGAAACAAATCTCGACATCGGTCAGGCGTTGGATAACCACGTCGCCCGAGCGCCATGTGATGGCACCATCTTCTTCGTAGGCTTCCCGGTAAAGCGCCTGTGCATGTTCGTCTGCTTCGATCCAGTTCGTGAAGACCTTGATGTGCCCATCACAATCCCGGACCGGCACTTGCCATAAAAGCACAGCGCACTCGCCCTTGCGATGCTTAAACTGAGCGACGGTGGGCTCCTTGCCTCCGGTGTGCTTGCGACCAGCCGACTTACGCTCACCCGGCATCGCCGTGCATTCCCACACCTGTGCCGCTGGGTTGGCGATTTTGCAGGTAAAGTAGGACGACGCAAAGCTTGGCAGCGCGCCTTTTTTAGGTTTTGGTGTAGTAGCTTCGTTCGGCTTTGCGGTATGCGCGTTTTTCTTGGGCACAGCAACCGGGTGTGGTGCCGGTTTGCCGTGCCCTTCAAACAACACCTTGTCGTTTGTGCTCTCGACGATGGCGGCCTTGGTGAAGGTCTTCGCGACCTCGATCGCGTTCACCAACGTATCGACATGCCGATTGCGCTTGGAGTCAGTCGCCTTGTGATGCGTGACTACAAAACGAAGCGGATGGCGATCGTTCTTGTGGGCGTTGCGGACAAAATGCACACCATCGTCGAAGAGCGGTTGGGCAGCCATGATCAGGAAATGAAAACCAGCGTGATGATGAAAGTCACGATGAAGATCAACACGCAATCAGGCCACGAATACTCGCGAATCTTTTCAAGGGCGTCGATAAAACGGTTCATGATTCACTCCTATTGATTGTTGGTGGTTCACGAGATCGTCTCTTCTCCGGCGATCCGGGCGGTGACTTCGAGCGCAGTGATGTCTTCCAACTCCGCCTGTAGTGCGACGATCGCACCGGACAAGAGTATGTAGCGCTTAGCCTGCCAGAAGGACAGCTTCTTGCGGGCTTCGTCGAACTGCCCGATGCGCTTTTTGAGGCGGCTGCGAATGATCGAAATCGGGATCATGACCGGCTGGTCATCATCATTGGCGACGTTCATGACAAAAGCTCCTTGGTGGCTTGAGCCGCATAGTTCTCAGCTAACGTTTGGCGAAGAGTGGCGATGGTCTGGGTGTTTTCGTGGGGCGTGCGAAGATCAAGCGCAATCATCAGACGCTTCCACGTCGAAGGAGCACGCTCCAGCCGCAGCAGCCTATCATTCGCCTTGAAAGCATCGGAGAAAGGAAGGCTCAGCGGCGCGATGACAGCGCAAGCGAGCGACCCCGCCATGATCCCCTCACATTGCTCAGGGTGCCGGTTGCGGGCTTCTTGCGCCACCCGCCCGAGGAAGCAGTAGCAGTAATCCTGCTCGCGGCCCGGTTCCGGGACATGATAAACAGCGTCCCCGGTTGCACGGTAACGGATGAAGTCACCAGTGGTGTGCTGCTCGGGGTTGGCTTCCAGCCAGTCGATGGCGTCAGAGCACAGGTGCCGTGCTTCCATCAGGTCGAAGTGGATTCCCTTACTCATTGATCTGCTCCGACCGGCTGGCGTTCGATCGAAATGATGTTGGGCTGCATCGACAGAAACGGGATGCGCCAGCCGACGGCCCGCACCGTGGTCTTGGTGCCTTGCTCGAAGCCCGCTTGGATCGTGCGGCTGTCAAACTTGCCGTAGAAGAGGTCATCGGAATTGGTGAACACCTCACCGCCCCGTCCGTAGACGAAGTTGCGGCACGTGGTGCCCTTGCCGTCTGCATCACATTCACGATCGACACGCTGGACGATAAAGGTGTATTCCTTCTCGGTGGACCAATAGGCCGTGAGATAGAACGGGTAGGCGAGGATCACCAAGGCAAGGAAGCCGAGGATGACGGTGGTTGGTGAACGCATTTGTGAGGTGTCTCCTGTTTGTGATTCGATGCTTCGCATGTCTGAGATGATGCTTCGCATGTCTGAGATGATGCTTCGCATGTCTGAGAGAGTGCTACGACATCACGTGGCGCTTGTCAATGGATAATTTATCCGGTGACAAGACGGAATTGCGGCTGGTTGGGGGTCTAAAAAGTTGGTAAAAAGTTCAGGAAAACATTTTTTATAGTTTTCAATGTGTTAGGTAAAAATGTAGGCTTTTTGTGGTTTTATTGAAGAATATTGTGCCGTATCATCACGTGACATTTTGTCCTGTGGGCTGTTGGATAATATGTCCAAGATGGCTTGAGGGCGCGTGATGCGTTGAGCGTGATGGCGGGGTGGATGGTGGTGTGTGATTAGTGATGGAGGATGAATTGTCCGGTGGGTGTTGGTGTTATTGAGGATGAATTGTCCGGTGATTGTTGGCTTGTGATGGTGATGGAGGATGAATTGTCCGGTGATTGTTGGCTTGTGATGGTGATGGAGGATCAGGAAAAGTAGGTTTTTACAAAGCGAGCCACCTTTTATGCACTGTGGTAAAAAAGTATCTCACTGATTTTACTAGATAATGTCAGTGATATGAGGGTAACGAGCGTTTAATGAAAATTATTTCTAAATTCGCTGGGTGAATCGGTATGTGATCTGCCACACGGTCGGACGGGCTCTCCAACGGTGTCAGATGGTTCGGTTCGCTTTCCTACTTTCTTTTTCTTAAATATAAATATAAAAGTATATATAACGTGCGGAACTAGCAGATAGAAGCGCGGAGTTCTGCGGTTCCCGAGGATCGATTATTTTTCGGTAGTTTCCCTACTTTTTCAAAATTCAATAAAATCAACAGCTTATCTGAAAAGCAGGTCAGGTGTGCTATTTCGGCTTGACTGTGGGGCAATTTTCGGTTGTCATAGGCACATCCAAACAGAAGGAGAGCCACATTGGCACATGGATATGCACTCATGGGAAAAGCCCAGCGGTTAGGGGCCTTCATCCCCTCATTGATCGGCGTTCTTGCCGAGCAAGACAACCCCGGACCACTTGATATGTATTTCGTCCGTTACGACATCGATGACCTTGCTGCTGGTATGGTCACCGCGATTTCAGCTACACGCTGGGTCAACTACGACAGCCTACCAGCCAACACACGGGACCCGATTCTTGAAGTGCGTGCTCTGTGTGAAACAGGGGACTTCTACATTCCGGCAAGCGAGCTTCTGGAGATCGCCGTTGAGATAGGCGATGTTAACCTTAAGCGGATGCTCACCCACCTCGGGCTGGGTGAGCTTGCGTGATTCCTACCGTTCAACTACCGCTGGCTGATCTCGTCATCGCCATGCAAGAAGCAGGGGTCATGCGTATCATGGCCGAAGAGCACCGCACGGAAGTGACCGTCGATTACGTGCCCGCGCGTTCCGCCGTGGCGATTCCGCGTGAGAAAGGCAATCCTGCTCCTTCCGCTTTCCCGATTCAACCAATCAAGCTCACCTTCCGGCTGGAGGACGCCATGTTTGGTGGGGACACCTACGCCGCGATCGTTTGCGGCAACCGGGTGGTCGTAGCACCTTTCTACTGGAGTGGATATGACAAGCTCAAGAACGTTACACTCGAACCCTCTTACACCCGCTGATCTACGCCGCCTGTTCTTTCGGGCAGGGATCATGCAGTCTTTCCGGAAAGGAAACGGAAATATGTTCCGGCTATCTGTCCGGCATATGCCCACACCGCTTGAAGTCGCGCAACAAGCTTTCGATCGTGACCCACCGGTTTACGACAAGTTCGACGAGGTGGAGTTTCGCTTCACCGGTCATTGGTTCTGTGGTGAACTTTTCGTCGCGGTGGGTGCCTACCATCCACGTCAAGATCGTTGTCTGATCATCGATCCTTTCCCCGTCCCCGGTGGGAAAAAGCATCTCATCCCACCGTTCCCTGAGGAGGAATAGTCAATGTTCTCTTTCCCGGTAACTGTTCCAATCCGTAAGCCAGAGGGAGTCTTCGCAATCGCTGTCATGGTGGCGATTGACGACATTGCAGTCGTAAAATCACTTGACAAAGTAAGTGAGTTTGGTGTATGTTCCACATTACCCGACGAGTTTATCCCATCGAGCGAGATCATTTTCGTGGACGGGCGTAAGCTCCCGGTGCTGGAAGCAGCATCCACCCTTCACAAATATCTCGACGCTTACATCACGCTCGATGAGTTTTTCACTCTGAGCACTCGCCTCGCCAAGGATCGCGAGCACCTTGATGATAACGTTGTGTATCTGAGCACGCGACGGCCATGCAATACATTGGAGGGATCGACCCCGGATTGAATGGGGCTCTAGCGGTCCTCGATTACCAATCTCACAGACTACACGTTTGGGACACCCCGACCTTCGTAGTGGAGGTCGGCGGAAAAAAGCGTAAGCGCTGTGACGAACTTGCTTTTGCCGAAGCTCTGGACACTTACCCCATTGAGCTATGCATGATCGAGAAAGTGCAGTCAACCCCTAACGATGGTCACGTCGGTGCCTTTACCTTTGGCAAGGTTACCGGTATCTCGATCGGCCTTTGCGTAGGCCTTGGAATTACGGTTGACGAAGTGACCCCGGCCAAATGGAAGATGGCCATGCAGGTTCCGAAGGACAAAGAGGCTGCCCGTTACCGCGCCTCAGGGTTCTTCCCCCAGTGCGCCGATATGTGGCGACGCCAGATGGACGACGGCCGAGCCGAGGCTGCTATTATCGCATTGTATGCATCCATCCTCAACGATGCCAAACCCACGCAAGCTTTCAAACCGGGCTTGCTGAACGGTGTTCCGTTCAAAGCCAAGAAGAAGAAATAACATGGGCCAGCAATACCTCAACAAGAAGCAGGAACTTTTCTGCAAGTTCATTGCGGGCGGAGCCAGCCAGATCGAATCCTACGAACTTGCTGGTTACGAGCCCAGTTCCTCTAACGCATCCAACCTCTACAACAAACCGATCATCAAGCAACGCATCGCCGAGCTTCGCGAACAAGAAGCACGACGGCAGGCTGAGTTCCAAATACTAGCCAAGCAGGCAGAGGACGCGGACCCTATATTGGCCGCTGACATCGCAAAAGGCATTGAGTGGTCCTTCCAGCGTCTCATGGATATGATGGCTGAGAATGTGCGCTTCGCTCAGATCGCCGGAGAATACAAGGCTGCCAATGATACGCTCAAGATGATGGGCGAGGCCATGGGCATGTTTGCCAAGGCAAGCGGCGAACCAGTGCAGCAAACCAACATGGCCTTCATCGGTCAGATCACTAACGCCCTTGAGAAGGCGAACAAGGCTGCATCACGTCGGGAGCTAGAGGATGAGGAGGAGGGACCGGGCAACCCTCTTTCACCCCGCAAGGACTAATCGATGATCAAAGAGACCGCACGCGAAAAGAAGGAGCGACTTCTACGCACCTTCCGTCAATTGGAAGCGCTCCACTTTCGCGTGGCTGATGCGGTCAAGCGTAACCAGCCGCTCACAGAGGCCGACTGGGACGCGTTGGTGTCACTTGCCCAGTCTAATGACCTGAACGTCCAGATGCGTGTCCTAGAGGAGGCTCTGGAGGTCACAGAAGAGGAATTGATCGAAGTCTGGGTGCCACTCGCCCGCAGAAGGTATCATGACTTCTACGAGTTCATGAACCGCGACGAGGGATACATCATGTCCCCTCACCAAAACCTGATCGGTGATCTCCTCATGGCGTCCGAAGCCAAGGAGACAATGCGTTTCATGTTGTCGATGCCTCCGGGCCACTGTAAGTCCACACATTCGTCGCATCACTTTCCAGCTTGGTATTTCGGCCGTAACCCGAAGCAGAAGTTCTTACAGGCCGGGCAATCGCAGGACTTTGTGGCAAAAGAGCTTGGCGCTCGCGTCCGAGGAATTATCGAGTCCGAAGACTACAAGCGAGTGTTTCCAGAAATTCGCCTTCGTCAAGACATGCGGGCCATGGACTACTGGGGCCTAACCAACATGAAGGGCAAGTATGTCGCCAAGGGGGCTGGACAGGGTATTTCAGGATTCCGTGGCAACTACGGCATGGTGGACGATCCCTACAAGAGTCGAAAGGACGCTGAAAGCCCGACGATCCGCGAAACCGTATTCAAATGG